AAGAGAACTTTTGACCATAAGTAAAAAGAAAAGGCCCCTTGATCATGACGAAAAAGAGGCCTAGACTTTGTATCAATTGCCGTGGTTGACAGACCGGGCGATCAGATATCTGGAATACCAATCGCCTTTTACGGCACTTAGAAATTCTAGCTATTTGATTACTCAGTTTCAACAACCTTCGGCAGGCGTTTATCAAAAGTTTGACCTACTCAAACTTCATGCCGCTGAGGCTTAAATCAGAGACAAGTACCAACTAGCGCACGGATAACGTCAGACCGCGGATAAATACACGTAGTTCAGGGCAAGTGGAATTGGCCACCACGCATTGATGCAAAATGGTTGTGTAATACTGTTCGTGTGCTCTTAACCATGAGGCCTCAGGTTACCATCCCTGAACAACAGGTCTATATGACAACTATTACCTGAAGAAAGGTGATTACATGAATAAACCAACAATAGAAGATATAAGGGACTACATGATTGAAAAAGGATGTGAAACAAAAGATGAGCCAGAAAGCTTTTTTGACTACTTTGAATCGAATGGCTGGATGGTTGGAAAACACAAGATGAAATGCTGGAAAGCAGCGACAAGAACATGGTTACGCAACGCGAAGAAGTGGAGCAAACGAAATGCAAACAATCAATCAAGTACTCACGCAGACCGACAACGGGAAGAAGCAGCAAGAATCTACAGCGAGATGGAACAAGCGAACGGAAGTTCTGGTTTCGGCGCTGTTTGTCCGACTGGCGGACTTATACGGCGAACTGGCGAAGTCTAAAGGCCTGTCAATAAAGCGCGAAGAATCTAACGAATACACTCGAGAGTTTCAGTTGTGGTGTCTGAAGTTGAAAGACCTGAAAGACATTGACTACGCACAAGGGATTGAGAACATCGAGGCAGACATTGCGCACAATTCCAACATTGGCAAGAAGTCATATCCGCCGAACTATGCGGAATTCATCGGGCTAACCAAACGCAAACCACAAACACAACCTGCAATCTATCGAAGCTGGTCTGGCCTACCTGCGCCAACAATGACTGCAGAACAGCGCAAAGAGAAGATGCAACAACTAAGACGGGAGATGGGGTTATGACAGTACAAGAGTTGATTGATTTTTTACAGACGCACGATAGAAGCTTGATTTGCGCGTATTCGGCATTTAGTGAGCAGATTGTACTTGAATCCAAAATGATTGGAGTAGAGGAATTATGCTTACCGCGTCCAGATGGATGGATACAAAACAAACGACCAGATATGCCTACTCAGGAATACCTTTTATTCCCAGGCAATTGATATGCGCATCAAACGATATAACCACAAGGCAGGTTAGGGTAGCGGGTTATATCAAAATGGTATTGGCAGCGGTTTAAATTGATTTAGTAGAATGAGGGAAATATGAACAGAAAAGAATACTTACTGCGCCACAGGGAGTTTCATCCAAAAGGGACTGATTTACCGAACGCTAAACTTACTGATGATATAGTCCGAGAAATAAGAATTAACAGACACGGACTAACAGACAAACAACAGGGCGAGAAATACGGAGTGCATCGGCAATTGGTGTACAGAGTAAGAAACTATTTGAGTTGGGCACACGTTAGATAAACAGGAGATGAGAGATGGAATATTTGGAGTTTATACAAAAGAAAAAACATACGTACGGTGAGTTTGGTTTTGATCCTGTATGGATGCCAGAACGAGCCTTTGACTTTCAAAAAGCAATAATAACAAAAGCAGTCAAAAAAGGCCGTATAGGGGTGTTTGCTGATACTGGTCTTGGCAAGACAATGATTCAACTTTCAGTAGCCTATAACATCGTTCAAAAGACAAATAAACGAGTCCTTATTCTTACTCCGCTGGCAGTTGCGTTTCAGTTTATAAACGAAGCAGAAGAAATTGGAATTGATTGCGTAGAGCATTTTAAGCAAGGCAGTCACAAAGACAAAATAGTCGTATGCAATTACGAACGACTACACCTTTTGGATCCGTCAGATTTTGGGTGCGTGATGTTGGATGAATCCAGCATTTTGAAGAATTTCGCCGGTAAAACACGCGATGAGATTGTCTCGTTTATTAAGAAAGTGCCATACAGATTCCTGGCTACCGCTACTCCTAGCCCTAATGATTTTATTGAGCTGGGGAACAGCTCGGAGGCTCTAGGGTATATGGGTTATATGGATATGCTGACCAAGTTTTTTAAAAGCAATCAAGGCAGCGTAGATAGTAATAATCGAAACATCGGCGAAAAGTTTTATCTGAAACCGCATGCCGAGAAAGACTTCTTTGCTTGGGTTAACCAGTGGTCTGTGATGGTTAAGAAGCCATCTGATTTAGGTTTTTCAGATGAAGGATATGACTTGCCAAAACTTCACGTCATTAAGCACACGGTAAAGAACGATGCGACGTGGAGCGATGGCGATCAGATGAATTTATTCTCAATGCCTGCCAAGAGATTTACAGAGGTTAGGCAAGAGCAAAAATTAACAGTGCGTGAGCGTTGTGAAAAAGCTGTATTACTTGCTAAAGAAAAAACATCTGTTTATTGGTGCAACTTGAATGACGAAAGTGAATTACTGTCTAAACTTGATCCTGATGCTGTTGAAATCATCGGAGGGATGTCGATAGAAAAGAAAGAGGAGATACTTGTCGCCTTTGCAAAGGGCGAGATTAAACGGCTTATCACAAAAGCAAAAATGACATCAATGGGACTTAACTGGCAGCACTGTTGCCATACTGTTTTTTTCCCAACCTATAGTTATGAGCAGTATTATCAAGCAACTAGAAGATTCTGGCGATTTGGCCAGAAAAACGAAGTTGTCTGCGACATGGTGATCAGTGAAGGACAAGACCGCGTAATGGAAGCATTAGAACAAAAGACCAAAAAAGCAATCGAGCTTTATGGCAACCTTGTCGCGGCAACTAATCGAGACTTCTCTTTTTCATCAAAAGAATTTAATCAATCAATTCAACTACCGAGATTTATGAAATGAAGACTAAGAACCAGATTATTACTGATTCATACGCAATCTATAACAGCGATTGCATGGAAGTGTTGCCTGCTTTGCCAGATGAGTCTATCGACTTGTCTGTGTATTCTCCGCCATTCGCCGGTCTGTATAACTACAGTTCCAGCGAGCGCGACTTTTCAAACTGCGAAAGCAAAGAACAGTTTTTAGAACAGTATGAATACCTTATTTCACAAATGGCGAGAGTGACAAAAAAAGGTCGTATTACTGCGGTTCACTGTACAGACGTGTTTGATAATTCCTGCAACCTATGGGACTTTCCGCATGAGATCATTCGGATACACGATAAATACGGCTTTCAGTATCGAAACCGCATCACAATATGGAAAGAGCCGCTGAAGGTCAGAATGCGCACAATGGTCAAAAGCCTGATGCACAAATTGATTGTCGAAGATTCGACACAATGCTTTACCGCGATGCCTGACTATGTGTTGATATTTACCAAGCGAGGCGAAAATACCGTTCCTGTTACGCACAAATATGGGCTAACAAGATATGCAGGTGCAACGCCAATACTTCCAAACATTTTGCGAGCATTTAACAACGCTAACAATACAACAATGAACGAGAACGAGCTTTGGGATCATCTTAAGAACACCTACGCAAACCACAAAGAGCCGTCTAGCAATAAGTTATCGCACTATATCTGGCAGCGGTACGCATCAAGCGTATGGGATGATATACGGATTGATAATGTTTTGCCGTTTCGGGACGGGAAAGATGAAGACGATGAAAAGCACGTCCATCCGCTGCAACTTGACGTGATTGATAGGATCGTTGAACTGTACAGCAATCCAGGGGAAACAGTTCTAACGCCTTTTATGGGCGTAGGTAGTGAGGTTTATAGCCCTGTATCAATGGGCAGAAAGGCAATCGGTATTGAGCTTAAAGACAGTTATTTTAAGCAAGCAGAGATGAACTTGGCTTATGCTGAAAATAGGTTTGAAAACGAAAATGTGACACAAGATGACCTATTTGCCATGACTGGAGAGATGTGATGGCTAAATGCGAGATATGCGACAACGAGGCACCAGAGCGCAGGAAAACGTGTTCTAAGGAATGTTCTGACGAAAAGCGATCGCTGAGTAAGATGAAGCCTTACAAGCACGCAAATGCAGACACTGAAGATCCGGAGATCAGAATGAAGAACAAGTTTTTATTGAGAGCGGTGAGATGATCGAAGAGAAAAAAGAAGAGGCGTATCGACCGATCTGGAAGATATGCCCCGGTGATAAGCGGTATTGCGAAACGTGCAAAAGAGATAAGCCAAAAGGCAAATACAAAGCCGTTAAAGGCTGGAAATGTGACGATTGCAGAGTGCGATAAAATGAAAGACGAAATAGTGCCGATAACATGGACATCATTTGACGAAGAAAAGATATTGCAGGACGCACAAAAAAAGATAGAAGATCAGCTCAAGATTGAAGAGCTTGAAAAGGAGCTAAAGACAGCTTGGCAGAAGATCAAAAGGTATCAGCAAATAATTGTGATATTGCAGGAAACTGGAGCTGTT